CTTAGAAACACCTTATTCAGAAGATGGACAAGGTATGGATATGAATGGACATAGTCCAACATACTATGCATACTATAGAGTCATGATGGATTGGATTGAAAACTTTGATGATGGTGAGGAAGTCCAACACGCTCCAATAAATTTAATATGATAAGTAAACAAGAGTTCACCGATGCAGTAGAGAAACTTGTAACACGTGGAAAAGGTTCTGATGTTATGAGTGCTATTTTAAGAGTTTGTGAAGACAATGGTTTAGAACCTGAGTCTGCAAAAAGATTGTTATCGCAACCCCTGAAAGAAAAACTTCAGGCGGAAGCACAACAATTAAATTTAATTGACCGTGGTAAAACCTCACAAGGAACAATCACGAGTTTTTATAAGGATTAATTATGAAAGTAAATGATATCGTCACAATTGTGGCACAAAGTGGAGAGTATGTTGGTAAAGTAAAAGAACTTTCACCTCTTACAATCACTAACCCTAGAATGATTATTAGGAATCCTGAGAATGGAGAAATGGGTTTTGCAAGAGGAATTGCTGTAACAGGTGAAGAGAGTCCTAGTGAAGTTCTATTCAATGAATACATTTTTGTAGTTCCTACTAATACGAATGTAAAGAATGCATTCCAAGAAGCAACTGGAGAGTTAATTACACCTGATTCTAAGATTGTAACTTAATGACCAGTCGTGAGGGATATGATGCATACACTCTTTATCTTGGAATAAAGTTACACTTCTATTCTAAGGATTATGACTTTGTAAAATACAATGGCAAGGTAAAGAGTGACATCAACTCATTCCTCAAACGAAAAGACAAATATCACTTTGGTAAGTTATATCGAACTTACAAAAACGAACTACAAGATTTCTATATCGCAAACCTATCACTCAAAGATAAATGGGCAGGTGATTTGTTAGACAATGAGTGTGAGAAAGTCTACATAGAATGGAAGAAGAGAAATCAAAAGTTATCATACATGTTTAATACAGAGGTAAGTGACCTCTTACGTAAACGAAACATTCAGAAAGTTTTAGAAGTAAAGAACGGACAACATCCAATATTGCTTAAAGAGTTTCTTGCGAAGAAGATATCGTTAGAGACTATTTGTATTATGGATGAGATTATCGGTTTTACAAAAGATTGGGATAGACTCATATCAGAGAAAGTTGTGTATCCTGATGTGATGTTGAAAATTAACAAATACAAATCTTTTATATCGTATGACCACAACACTTATAAAAAGGAACTTATAGAATTATGCTCTACTTAGTTGGTAACGGCCCATCAAGACAGAATGTTGATTTAGAATCTTTACCTGAGTGGTGGGGATTCAATATGATTTACACTACTCACACTCCCGACATAGTTTTTTGTGGTGACGTATGGCCTCAACATGAAATTATAAAGTCGGGATATTATAAAACTAATAAAGTGTCTGTTGGTGAATGGAATGAATTACCAATCGAAGCAATGGACATGATGATGATGGGTGTTCATTTACCCATCGAAGTGTATCGTGATGAAGAGTGTAATTCATTCGTTGCACAATCAGAACTTACAACAGGACAACAAGACGGTAAGTTTTACTTTACTGGATATAATAATCAGTATAGTGAAAACATTATAACATATCCTCATCCTACATTTAAGAATCTCTTATCAGGAATGTATGCCTTAGGTTATGCAGTTCATCATGGATATGAGAAGATATGTTTAGTGGGTTATGACTCACTACAGTTTGACGAACTCAATAATGTATTCCAAGGACAATACAACTATAGAGAGAACTATGGAAGTATTCAGGCAGTTGGAAAAGTGCAAAAAGCACAATTCATCGCACTCCTAGAATACATAAATAAAGAGTATCCAAAAGTGGAAGTTTTTTTCAAAAACCCCATTGATGGATTCGATAAAATCGAGTATAATAGTATTATGTCTCGATTCAATATCGAAGATAGATGGGTTCTAGGTTTAGGTCTAGAATCTGAATTATAATAAGATGCAATACAATGTTAATACAATAGGAGAATACAATGTCAACATCATTAGATAAATTAAGACAGGCAATGGAGTCTGCATCACCTTCATCCGAAGGTGCAAAAAAATCATACCAAGACGATACTATGTGGAAACCCGAGTTGGATAAAACTGGCAACGGTTATGCAGTAGTAAGGTTCTTGCCTACACCTGAGGGTGAAGAAATGCCATGGGTATCTTACTTCGACCACGGGTTCCAAGGGCCAGGTGGTTGGTATATTGAGAAGTCTTTGACTACTCTTAACAAAAAAGACCCAGTGTCAGAATACAATACTCAGTTGTGGAATACTGGTATTGAAGCAAACAAAGAAATCGCAAGGAAACAAAAACGCAGATTGCATTATGTTTCTAACGTCTATGTTGTTTCAGACCCAAAGAATCCCGACAACGAAGGTAAAGTGTTCAAGTATAGATATGGTAAAAAAATCTTTGAACAACTCAAAGAGGCTATCTCACCTGCCTTTGAAGATGAACAAGCAATCAATCCTTTTGATTTAAGGGAAGGTGCGAACTTCAAAATCAAAATCAGAAAAGTGGACGGTTACTGGAACTATGATAAATCAGAGTTCGATAGTATCGCACCATTGTTCGATGACGAGGAAAAACTAAATACAATCTACAATTCAGTTCATTCTTTGTCAGATGTAATTGCACCTAGTGAATTCAAAACTTACGAGGAACTCAAAGAGAAACTCGATAGAGTGTTAGGATTGACTGGAAGTGTAAGTAATTCTACTGCAGAATCAGTTGCAGAAGACCTTGACGAAGTGCCATGGTCAGACGTAAACAAAGAGACTGTTGCAGAAGAACCTGTAATCTCATCAGCAGAAGCATCCCTAAGTAGTTCCGAGGATGACGATGCGATGGATTACTTCAAGAAGTTAGCACAAGACTAACTTCGGTATTCGGGGATGATGATATACATAATGTGTCCGTGTCATGGTCATCATCAAACTGAGGTCGAGGAATTGGGGATACTCAGTAAGGGAAAGATATTCGGGGTCAAGGCGGGAATATCGGTTAAGAGCGGGAATGCTGTAAAGTGACGGGGCGACTTAACACTTATTTTAAAGGATTATATTATGGAAGTAACACCTAGAAAAAACAAAAAGACAAACCAAGTAGAACCTTTCGACAGGATGTTGAGAAGGTTTAAGAAGTCGTGTGAACGTGCTGGGATTGTCCAAGAAGTTAGAGATAGGAAATATTACATCAAACCAGCAACGATTCGTAACGAGAAGAATCAAAGACTGAAGAGACGTAAGAAATTAGATTTACTTAAATCACAAAACAAGGGTTATAGAAAAGTAAGATGAGTAATTGGCATGGTGGAAAGGGTTCTAAAAGAAGGAACTCAAACGAAGAACTCTACTCAGATAATTGGGAGAAAATCTTTGGCAAACCTGAACCTAAAATTAAGACCCGAGTCATAACACCTAAACATGGTGTATCAAAAGTCCATTCGGACAAAACAAAATATACTAGAAAATCGAAATACTACGATAAGTTAGATTAACCAAAAGCAGGAACACCTGCTAATTTACTACCGCTATCAGGGTCACTTGCAGTTGGAGTTCCCGACATTGTAGTGTTATTGTTTTGAGAAGTGTTATTGTTTACTTGATTAACTACAGAGTTTACCATTCCCGTATCCATACCTTTAGTTGCTTCTTCTTTCATTTCTCTTGCAGTCTTAACTCTATCGCCAGTGTCTTCATAAACCTTAACGTCTTCACCATAACCTGTAATGTCTTCTTCAATAGTGAAGTCACCGTATTCACCTTTCTTAAGATAGTCTCTTCTAGTGTCTAACTCGCCTTGGATTTCCATGGCTTTGAAATCTTGTCTATCTTTGATATTTCGAAGTTGTTCAGTAGTTATACCTCTACCATCTTTGTCTATATCAAATCTACCCGTATCTGCTTGTTTCTCTAGATATGCTCTCTTCTCATCACCTTCTAACATTCTACCGTTAACTTCAATAGACCCTTGCATAGCACGATTTATTTCCGTTTCACGGTTATCGATTATAGATTGTGCTTTGTCAGCCATCGATTCTCTTGCTTTTCTTCTGTTGATGAGTCCTTGAGTGTCCTCGTCTTCGAGAGCTCTTTGTGCGGCCTTAGGTGCTGAGTCGGGTTCTGAACTTTCATCACCAAATAATCTTTTAACTAACCATCCAGGCAGAATCTTTTTTGCAAAGTCTTTTAACATCTTACCGATGTCTATGTCAAATACATTCTTAAAGAAGTCACCGATTGCCTTAAACGGTGCGAGGAGTAAATCCCATAGACCACCAAAGATACCTTTGAGTCCTTCCATGACCATATCAAAGTCACCAGTGAAGATACCCACAATCATATCTTTAAATCCTAAGAAGATATCAAAAAGTGATTGACCTATGTTCATAATAAAACCAACAACAGTATCGATGTATCCTCTGAACCCCTCTACGTTTTCATAGAGATACATAAATGCTTTATACATCATGTATGCGGCTGCGAGAATACCAACACCTATTGCAATGTATGGAGCTGCAGCCAATAACATAGAACCTGCTGTCATAAGTAATCCACCGACAAATGCTGCAGCTGCAGCTATGAATGGAGTGATTGCGGCCATAAGTGCTTTACCTGCAGCCATAAATCCTCTTGCGAGTCCTTTGACAAATCCACCAAGCATTTTTGCACCTTTTCCAAGGATTCCTATGAACTTACCACCCACAGATTTTGCACTCGCCATCATACCTGAGGCAGTTTTTCTAATACCTTTACCTAATCCAGCAATACCACCTTTGAGTGATTTTAAACCATCACCCATTCCTTCACCTAAATTAGAAATTCCTTTACCGATTCCCTCTGTTACTCCTTTAAATTTATCAGGTAAACTTTGGAAACCAGCAAGTATATCACCTGCTAAATCTTGATTCTTACCTAAAGAAACAACCTTACCAAATGCATTGACAGATTCGACAACACCATCTGCAAGACCCATGATGTCAAAACCAGTGAGTTTTTTAAGACCGTCTGAGAATACTCCAAGTTTACCAGCATCATCTGATAACTCTTTAAACTTAGTATTGATTTCATCATTGTATTCTTTACGTGTTTTTGTTTCTTTTTCAAGTAAAGAATTTGCTTCTTCAAGTTCTCTATCGAAACCAGCAAGAATATCTTTCTTCTTCTTTTCTCTTGCTTCTTCTGCTTCTTTGAGTGCTTTTGTTGCATTGACAAGAGCCTTACCATCGAGCTCCATTTGTTTCTCTTTCAAGTCTGCAATTTGAGCATCCATTTGACCCAGTGCATTTTCTTTCTTCTCTGCAATTGCAAGTCTTTCTGCTCTGGCATCGGTTGCAGCGATTACTGCTTCTTCGTATTGTTTTACTTTGACAGATGATTCTCTAAAACCTTCTAGGTCAAACTCTTCACCCAAAACTTTTTGGAGTTGGTCTAATTGACTAGTGTCTAGGGAAGTGTCGAGGTCTTTAATGTAATCACTAATTATCCCTCCAACATTTGCTAGTTTTTGTGCCTGCAGAGTTCCAGCATACGTTCCTTTACTCGCTTCTCTTATATCAGCAACTTGTTTTGCTAATGGAGCATTTGCATCTTCGATATTCTTGATAAGTTTTCTAAACTTAGGTTTTAATTTATCTGCAACGTCCTTTATTTCTTTAGCAAGGTCTTCCCGTTGTTTACGTATGTCGTCATCTGCCATTTATTGAATCCTACTGTTTTCCGAATGCTTTTCCTGCTTCTGATATACCAAATGCACCAAGTGTTACAACAACAAATGATGTGTAAATGGTATCAGAGATTAATAGGTCTTGTCCCCAAAATGCAGTGATTAAATCACATACACCAAAGACTACCATCAAGAAGAATGATATGAAACCAATGATTGATTTCTCGTTGATATCATTCTCATCTCTAAATAATGCACCGATAGAGAACCTCTCTTTAGGTTTTGCAGCCGCAGTTGCAATCTGCAATTCCTTAGATATCTTCTCCATCTCTTTAATTTTGTCTTGAGCTTCATCTAACTTCAAGACCATTTCAGTATACTTGGCAACGTCTATCTCAACGTTTCCTTGACTAACTTTCTTTTCTTCACTCATAGTGTGTCCTCTATTTGTTACTTTTTAGATTGTTCCGCCTTTCGCCTTTCCTCTTCCAAATGGTCAAGTAATAACTTGATGTATATTTCTCGTTCCCACGGCATCATATCGTCTAGTTCAGTTAATGAATACTTGTGGTGTTGCATTAACTGAAAGTTGGTATTATAATAATTATATACCGACTCGTGGGAAAGGCCTATTAAAAAAAACTTTGCAATCCTTCCAATTTTTTCTTGTTTGAGGTTCCACACCCCCCACAAGTAAATTCTATTTCATGTGAAAGTTTAGGTAAGTCATCAAAATAATTTCCTAATGATTCTAATTGACCGAATGTTAAACTATCCACAAACTCGTCCAATTCACTTGGTGATAAATCTACACCTTCATATACGTCATTCGCATCAAAGATATTGACAATACATCTTTTGACAACTTCCAAGGGTCTTAACTCCTCTTCAATTTTATCAATCTTGTCTAAATCTTTAACACTAGGAACTCTAAGTGTTACACCTACTTCATCATTAATCATAACTTTATTGTCTTCAGGCAATTCACCTTTGACACTAATGTCTTCTAAATTTAAGTCATATTTGACTGTCTCCATGCATCCTTCACTCGGACAACCAAATGCTAACTTTGATGTTTCACCAATGGATGCTGACCTGATTTTTACAAATAACCATTCCAAGTCAACCATTGCGAGGTTATCAACCTCTAATTTTTCAAAAGTTGTCGCAGTTATCATTTTCTTAACTGCAGACATTATTTCTTCTTGACTTTGACCTTCTTTTGCCATAACAAGAATCTTTTGTTCTTTAACTAGAAAAGGTCTGTATTCTATTTCTTGACCATTACTAGGTAAAGTTGTCCTATAAGTCGGTGTCGACTGTATCGGTAATGCCATAATTTACTCCATTATTATATTAACCACCAAATCTTCCACGGAAGTTGGTGAAGTTTCTCTTGACCTTTTTGGCCTGAGAGAGTGCTGTGTCTAGTGATGATAATCTACCGAGAATATCTCTAGACTTATTATTAAATCTTGATGCAACACTTAGTGCATCTAAGACTCCATTCAATTGGTTTCTACCTCTGTTATTTAGACCATTTGGAGATGGTCTATCTCCGTCATAAACTGGATGTTCTTCTCTTTCCATTGGTTTATGGTCAACGTATTCTGTTGTAAAATATCTGTATTGAAACTTAATAGTTACCGTTAAAGGTTCTGTTACAGAATTGGATAATGCAATTGCATCAAAGGATACAGGAAATGCTTCTTCTAAAGTTGCTTTTATTGTTTCTGTTGTGTCTCTTCGAAGATGATACACTTCTATTCTACCGATGTAATCATTGTAATAATTTATTTGTGGAAGTGTATCCGATGTTCCAGCAGTATCGGTGTTGGAAATAAAATCAGTCCATGCTTGTAGAATAAGTCTATCTTCGAAGTCATTATCACATATGAAAGATACTGAGAAATCAGCACCACCATCATCTACTTTACCAGTAGGCATATATCTTTCTTTACCGTATTCTGATACTGCTTGTGTTTCTACTGTTCTGCCTGGGATGTTTACACTTGTGCATCTTACTCCTTCTAATTTTAAACCTAAAGGAGGACAGTGAAAGTTAACCTCGTATTGATTACCCATTGCTGGAGACTTGAAGTTACCAAGTAAGTAATCTATTGTTCCTTGATTCTTTTCGTTAGGCATTTGCGATTATTCTCCTACTATCTGCATATACTGAATTCCCAGTTGCACCCACCCATTGTTGAGATGGTAACATTGCTGCAACATCCCAATACTTATATGGGACAACTCTAATTCCTCTTCCTATACGACCACCTATGTATCTTTTCAAACATGGTCTAAAATATTTCATACGTGAACTTGTTTTTAAGAAATCATATGTGATGAAAATTCTTTTAGCGAAGATATCTTCAACTCCGTCTTCTTCACCATAATCCCTTACCAGTTCAAATAGTTCACTTAAAAATTGAACTCTTTGTAGAGGTTGAATGTAATGTAAGTTCATTGCAAGAAATGTATCATTCCCTTCATCAACATCTACTATGATTGCAACTGGAAACCTATCCCAATAGGGTAATTTCTTTTTAGTCTTTGCATCATATGTAAACATAACCATCATTCCTATCAATGGTTGTGACTGTTTTAACAACACACCTTCGTCTTGTAGAGTGGTTGGACTAAGTCTTATATTTCTCAGTGATTCTCTAAACCAATCTAATGCTTCTTCTGATTTCTCTTCTAACTCTGAAGGTGATAAAGAATCGTATTGTTCCAGTATAGTTAGATTTTCAGACATATAACTATTTATACTTTACAATAGATTTTTATGTTATCATTTTCAAAGTATTTGTTGACTGGATTGAAATCTAGGAAGTGTTTCATGTTGTTTTTAATATCACCTTCGACATGCACAGGCACATCAGGTGATTCCGAGAAACAATCTTTTAGTTCTTCAGGAACAGAACCGTGATAGTAGGGACGTTTGTATCCATACATGGATGGAACACTTTCATTCCATTCATAATAATCTTCTCTATCTTCTTCAACATGTAATTCTAAAATGTTTTCTAGTTTATCAGTCCACATTCTTCGTGGAACATCTTTAAACACACCCCACCATTCATCAAAAGACATGACTGGAGAATCTATTAGATTATCTTTATCCCAAAAGATAAACTTTTGGTCGTAAGTTTCAGTGTGTATACTTACTTTAACTCTTACAGTGCCTGGATGGACTTTCCATACACCAGTATCTTTGAGTATTGCTTGAGGTAATGAATAAAATCCGACTGTATTGAAACAGTGTATAAGATACATTAACTTGATTGCTTGAAACATATGGACGTGTGGTTGTTCTCCACCTAAAACACCAAAAGTTTTTGCAGTTACAGGTTCTATGTCTATGTGTTTTAACATATGACAACTCCAATAACCAGTTTCGTTGACCTGAAAGAATCTTGGAGGTATGAAATTTTTGTTTTTCGCTTCACCAAGTGTAATTATCTTTGGTTGTGACACTTGACACACTTCATAGAACTGAGTTTTAAGTGGATAGAGGTTATTTTTGTTAATGTAAAGCATTTAGATATTTTTCCACTCGTTTTAGGTCTTGGGGAGTATCTACAGAGAGTCCAGCATCGTTTACTTCAATCATTTTAACATAAAAACCGTTCTCAACGTATCTTAACATCTCTACTTTCTCTCTTTTTTCGTTTTTACCTACTATTAAGTTGGGAAATAGACCTAACATGTGTCTTTTGAATGCGTAAAGACCCAATTGTTGATACTCACTTATGTTTTTTCGTGAATAATAGAGTGCTGTGTTGTCTTTTCCGAGTGAAACCTTCACAACATTCTCATCAAACGACTTAAAATCTTCTTGTATCCTAGTGTATGCATTCGATACACTAAAATTATCATCCAATCCACGGACAACTGCATCAATATTCTCAGGGTCAATGATTGGTTCGTCACCTTGTATGTTTACAAAGGTATGACCATCAATCAAATCTAATACTTTTGCACATCTATCAGTTCCAGTTCGACACTCAGTGTCAATTACAATGCATCTAATTTGATTTTGCGAACAATATGTGGAGATGCGATGGTCATCCGTCAAAACAACAATCGTGTCTAGTGTCTCTGCAAGACTTGCTTGATTGTAAACCCTTTGAATCATGGGTATACCATTTATAAGTTCAAGGGGTTTACCTTCAAATCGTGTGGATTTCCACCTTGCTGGTATTAATCCAACAACGAGATTAGATTTTTTATCGACTTCACTGAGACTTCGCACTCAACTTCTCCATAACCATATTCTGCATGTATAAAATCTACACCTGCTCTGTTTGCACAATACATATCTGATTCCATATCACCCACATAGTATGTTTCGTGTGGGTCTACATTACAGAATGCGATAGTATTTAGTAGTTGGTCAGGGGCAGGTTTTCCTCTAAGACCTTGTTTAGGTGAACAGACGTAATCAAACTTAGGAAATTTCTTTCCGTCTAGTATAAGACTTGCAATAACCTTCTTAACTCTTGTTATATCCTTCGATGTGCATATTGCAATCTTGTATCCTTTTCGTTTTATCTCTTCAAGTGTTTCAATTGCACCCTCATATATCTCAACTTCGTCAAGAATCATGTTTGATGCTTCATCATAAGTATTTTTGATTTGTTGTTGTGAGTCAGTTAGTCCTAACTCGTCCAGTATATCAAAGAATGGTTTTCCTATACCTTTTTTATATTCGGAAAAGGGGACATTAATGTTATGTTGAGAACATACTACACTCCATGAGTGTTCCATATTCTTAATGGAGTTGATTAAAACTCCATCTAAATCAAATGCAATTAGTTTTTTCATGTTAGGTGGTCTTCGGTCAATATTCTAAAACTGTATTTTCTATCCTTACAGTATTCATCTGCAGCTTTGAACTTTGCTTGATTGACCATATAAGTTCTCACTTCGTTTAACCAACTCTTTGTTCTTCTCTTTGGTTCTTTGGGTGGACTGAGTTGTCGTTTTGGTTTGACTTCTATGACTTCTCTAATCACTTGACCTTTTGAGTTGACATATTTTATATAGAAGTCGGGAAAGTATCTATGAGGTCTTTTGTCCACGGGAGATACATAAGGAATGATTATTGTTTCACTGCCCCATTCAATAATTTTATCGTTGTTATCGCAATAAACCATGAATCTACGTTCCCAAAGTGACCTATAGAATATCTTTGTAGGGTCTCCTTTGTATTTTTTATAGTTCTTCGGTTTAAACTTACCACTGTATGACATAAATAGATATAACCTTCATAGTATTATAGGTATTTATACATGGCATCAATAAACAAATTATTATCGAAAATCAATCAAGCAACATCTGCAATAAACTCTGTTAAAGGAATCAAATCCAAAATACAGGGTAAGGGATATCTTGCAAATGTAGATAAGTTGGTTGAACAGGCAGAAGAAGCAAAAAGAAAATTAGATAAACGTAGACAAAGTTTACAGAAGAATCAAGACGCTACAAACAAAGCAAAGAGTTTACGAGTTGCAAAACAACCACCAAAGGCACAAACTATAGAATTAAAATATCCACTAGATGAAGAATTATATAACTATCTCGAGTTCAATATTAGACCTAGAAGAAATAGAGGAACTAAGAACGGTAAAAATTTATTAAGTGATAAACAAACAGACATTTTATTATATGTTCCAAATGGTATAAGTAACGATGCAAAAGTATCGTATAGTGCAAAAGGAGTTGGTGTTGCTGCAAGGTCATTGATAGGAAGAAATACAGGTGCAATCGGTGAAGGTGGTGAGAATGTAGGAATGTCCATGAAGGATAATGCATTTTTTGACGGTCTAAATGCAATTGTTTCGAGTGGATTAAATTCATTAGCAAATAAAATGACTGGAGACCTTGTCAACTTTACACAGGGTCAGGCAGTCAACCCTATGAAAGAACAAATGTTAGAGGGAGTTGAATTTAGGTCTTTCAATTTTAATTTTTCATTTTATCCTAGGTCTAAAAAAGAAGCTGCAAGAGTAAATGACATTATATGGAATTTCAAAACTGCTATGTTACCTGATACGTTTGGTTCAGATGAATCTTCAGCAGACGTAGAAAACTATTTCAATTATCCAAATATAGTTGATATAAAATGGAATGGTGATATTGCAAAAACTATGGATGGTTTCTTACCTTGTGTTATTACAGATTGTAATGTAAAGTATGGTGAAAAGTTTGCAACATTTGAAGACGGACAACCAGTATCAGTCACTATGGATTTAGGTGTAACTGAAATTAAGATATTGACACAAGAAACCTATCAACAGATTGCTGCAAGTGGAACATCTGATAGAATTTCTCCACCTGAAGATATAGGTGAAGGACAAATCAGTCTTCTCGATACAAATAGGACGGGTGGATAATGAGTAATAAACTATTTGCAAATATACCTGAAATACAATACAAGTTAAATGATAAACTTGTTACAGTCAAAGATTACTTTCGTAAGGCAAAGATTGATTCTGCAAAATTAGATTCAATCATTGAATATGAGTTATACGATTTGGGTGACGGTGAGAGACCTGATGTATTAGCAACCAAACTTTATGGTGATGGTGATTTACACTGGGTGTTCTTTCTAGTAAACGAAATAGATAATTATTATGATTGGTATAAAGATAGTGAAACCTTTAATAATTATATCTCCAAAAAATACAGTGGTCAATACCTAGTTGGTTCTCAGACTTCTGATATCATAACTACATCAAGTAAGTTTCTAGTCGGAGAGAAGATAACTAATTCAACTAAATCAGGACACGTTCTAAGTGTCGAACCTTTACACAAAAGAATAAGAGTAGACGTAGATACATTCTCAATAGGAGATATAGTAACTGGTTCAAATAGTTCAAAATCATTTACAGTTAGTTCTGTATTGACTCCATCCGATGCACCAAATCATTATAAGAATTCTGATGGTATTAAAAGAACTGATTCAGCAGAGGGATATACTGCAGTTACTAATTTCGAAGTTGAACAAGAAGAAAACGAAAAGAAAAGAACAATTAAAATTATTAAACCAAACTACATAAGACAGATAGTATCACAATTTGAAAGAGTGATATCCAAGTAAACTATGGAAAATTTTAAAGCGGGTGCTTTTTACCTAGACGCCCTAACATTGGTAAATCAAGATGGTGAGTCTACAGATATCACTAACCTTTGTGTTGGGTTTAGTCTGTATGAAAGTATATACAAAAAATTTATTACTGGTGATGTATCTATATTTGACGGTCTAAATCTAATCAAAAACTTTAAGATGACGGGTCAAGAATATGTCCGTATCAATATGAAACAAGTGGAAGGTGTTGGTGACAGTGCTGAAAATGAATTCTCGATTGATAAAACTCTCAGAGTATATAAAGTAAAAAACGTTAACAGTCCAAAAGAAAGTTTAAACACTTATGTGTTATCTTTATGCGACCCACGTATGTTCTTTACAAGAAGAAAAAGAATTAGTAAAGTATTGAGAGGTTCATATGACCAAATGCTTCAAAACATGTTGATTGATGAAGCACATATCCAACCTGAAGAGTTTGACCACTGGGAAAAAACACTTCCTGAGAATATGCAATTTATTTGTCCTAATTGGACTGTTTCAAGTTTCATGGATTATGTTATAAACAATGCAAATAAGTCACCCAATCCATCATATAGAAACGGCATGTTCTTTTACCAAACACTTAATGGTGGATTTAGATTCAAATCAATTGATGAAATGTTTGAGGCAGAGTTCCCATTAACCTTCTCAAAACGTCCAAGGTCAGGAACACTCGATACAGAACAAATTGATATCAACGCAGCTGAAGGTTTGAATACACAAATTATAAATTTTTACAAACCACAAATCTTTGATACACTTAGAGGAACTATCGGTGGTGCTTATGCATCGAGTATGAAAGTATATGACCCAGTTAGAAAAATAGAAGAAGATGTATACTATGATATGGAGGAAACCTTCGATAGAGGTAAACACTTATCAGGTGTTCCTATGATTTTAACAGACGGTAAAAAAGAATTTTTAGAAAAGACTTTGACAACTGGTGAAGTAATAGATAGAACAGTATCACCTGAAGTAACTGAAGTGGATGTCGACCTTGCACCAAACAAAGTTCCTGATTCAATAGTGTTATACGATTACACTACACTTCATCCTTTTGATAATTCAACAGATATAACAGAGAAAGAAAACTTCGAAGGACACAAAACATCTGATAATGCAAGATTGGAAAGACGTGCAATGTTAGAGATATTACAACAACATAAAATTGTAGTGACTATTCCATTGAGAACAGATTTATCAGTTGGAACTATTGTAGTGTTAGAAATACCTGAACCTGAAACAGGAAATCAAAATGATGATAAAGCAAACGACAAAAGATATTTGATTACTGATATTGCAATCAATGCCAATCCAACATCGAATACAGGTCAACTAGTTATGGAATGTGTTAAAGAAAGTTTTGCAGTAGACTTGAGAGATATCAGTCCACAAGAAAACATGGAAGGCCCTGAGGAAATGTGATGAAATACTTTTACGGAATAGTTGAAGATAGACAAGACCCTCTCATGATTGGGAGAGTGAGAGTTAGGGTTCATGGTATCCATACAGATAATAAATCATTAATTGCAACTCCCGATTTATCGTGGTCACAAGTTATACTACCAACAACTGCTGGTGGACTTTCAGGTTTTGGAACACAACACGGACTCGTAGAAGGGTCTACGGTAATTGGATTCTTTAGAGACAGTGAATTCATGCAAGACTTTGTAGTAACTGGTGTTGCAACTGGTATATCACAAGCAGGATATAAAGAAACTATTACTGATGAATTATTAGAAAGAGGAATCGGTAAAGGGTTTAATGACCCAAGAGGATTGACACTTGATGACTATACAGATAAACCCGATGGTGCAAACTCTGTTGAACATCCTCTTAGAACTTTTGGATTAACAACTGCATTAGATACAGCACCAAAACAACCCGAGTCATTAGAAATTAAATATGATGCAACTGGTTCTCAGATTACTGAACAAGAATTAACAGAAGATGATTTACCTTACTATCCATTATACACCGATGAATCAGATTTGTCAACTTATGCAAGAGGAACAGCAGATTATACTCCGAGAGATGTAAGTGAAGTCGGTGGTATTCCTTCTGTTGCAAAACCAGTGTATCCTTATAACAAAGTTATAGAGACTGAGTCAGGTCATGTCATAGAAGTGGACGATACACTTGATGCAGAGAGACTTGCAATCGAACATAGGTCAGGAACATTCCAAGAAGTTCATCCCGATGGTAGTGTCGTTCAAAGAATCGTCAACGACAATTATCAAATCATTGCAAAGAACGATAAAATTTATATTGCTGGAGATGCAGACCTTACAGTAGAGAAAGGAAATGTGACAATCAATGTTAACACTGGTAATGTAGATATGAAAGTGTTAAAAGGTAATGTCACCTCAGAGATTACAGAAGGAAATCTTAAAGCAGATATTCTCAAAGGAACAACAGATGTATTATCAGAAGGTAAGATTACAATCACTGGTAATAGCACAACAGAAATTATATCGGACACAACAATTACTGGAACACTAACAGTATCAGATGCAACTACTTTACAATCAACATTAGATGTCAGTGGTAAACAGACAAATTCAAGTAGTATTACTGCAAGTGGAGAAGTTACAGGTAAGGGTGTCAAACTTTCAACACATACACATACAATTGCCTCAGGTTCTTCTGCTGGAAAGACAAAGAAACCTGATTAGTTTGTATAAATAGTATTATGGTAGATTACGTAGTCAACGAAGGTAAAACAGTCGCAAAGAAGGATTTGTATTCTGATTTGAACTTGCAATTCACTCCTCATCCAATCACGGGTGATGTGACTCGTAAAACTGATACAGATGCAGTTCGTAGAGCAATAAGAAATATTGTATTGACGAACTATTATGAGAGACCTTTTAAACCAGGCTTCGGTGGAAACTTGATTGGACTATTATTCAATTTAGACACTGATAGGGGATTAAGAAAAGTATCGGAACAATTATCAGAAACAATACGAACATTCGAACCTAGAGTTAGAGATGTTTCAGTAAGAGTCAATAACGAAGGTATGAATACCAATACTCTTGAATTGACTATTTTTTATAGTATAGTAAATGGTTCTAGGAATCAAGAGTTAAGTTTAACAGTAAGTAGGGCACGATAATGACAATTAAGAGTTCACAAATCAACGTTACAGATACAGATTTTGACGATATCGCTTTAGGTATCAAAGATTATTTAAAAGGACAAGATAAATTTAAAGACTACGACTTCGAAGGGTCGACCATGTCAGTATTGATTGATATGTTATCTTATGCTGCTCATGTTTCTGCAGTCAATACAAATATTGCTGGTAGTGAACTGTTCTTAGATTCTGCTCAAATCAGAAAGAACGTTGTATCCCGTGCAAAAGATTTAGGTTTTGTGCCTGGTTCAGAAACAGGTTCAAAAGCAATTGTCAATGTCGAAATCAAAAACGTTAGAAATGCAGATTCAACTTACCCGACAACAAGTGAAATGGTTATCCCACGTGGTAATATATTCACAACAGTATACGATGGTTCTACATACGAGTTTGTAGTTCCTTCTTCAGTCCAACCTTCACAAAACGGAACAACATATAACTATACAGATGTCAATCTTGTTCAAGGAACATATGCTTCAGATACATTCGTATATGATTCACAAATACAGAATCAGAAATTTGTATTATCTAATCAGAGAGTTGATAAACAATATATCAATGTTGCAGTTAACTCAGGTGGAGTATCTTCTGCATATACATTGTCAACAAACGTATCTAATATTACAACAACTTCAAAAGTATTTTACGAACAAGAAAACGAAGATGGATTTAGAGAAATCTATTTTGGTGATGGAGTATTAGGAAATCAATTATTAGACGGTGATATTATCACTGTAACTTATATTGTTGTAAACGACTTCCATGCAAATGGTGCTAAAAACTTTATAATGCAAAATGCAGTCAATGGTTTTTCAAATGATGTAGTAACAACTGTATCAAATGCAAGTGGTGGTGGAGAAAAAGAATCAATCGAATCAATCAAGTTTAAAGCAACAAAGTTTTACACTTCTCAAAATAGACTTGTAACACTTAACGACTATAAAGCAAAGATTTCAGAATACTATCCAAACGCAGATGCAGTTGCAGTGTGGGGTGGTGAAGATAACGACCCACCCGAGTATGGTAAAGTGTTCGTTGCACTCAAACCAAAGAACTCAGACTATCTATCAGAGACAGAAAAGAAAACAGTAGTAAATAGTTTGAAGGGTCTAAATATGTTGACAGTAAGACCTACAATCGTAGACCCTGAAATCATTAAGATATTAGTTTCAACAACATTCAAATATAACGCAAACGCAACAGAACTTTCTAAAGGAGAATTAGAAGCAGTGGTCACAAATGCAATCAACGACTTTGACTCAACAAATTTAAAAAACTTCGACTCAATCTTTAGACACTCAAACATTGTTCGTGCAATCGATGATTCAAATAGTGCTATACTCTCTAATATTACAAACATTAGATTGAGAAGAGCAGTAAAGGTTAAGACAGACACTTCAAGAGGTGTCACAATAGAATTCGGAAACGGATTATACAATCCACATAGTGGACACAATGCAAATTCAGGTGGAATAGTATCCACAACAGGTTTTAAAGTTTCAGGTGATTCAGTAAATCTACAGTTCTTCGATGATGACGGAAAAGGAAATCTAAGAAGATATTACTTGTCAGGTTCAACTAGAATTTATCAGGATAATACTGCTGGAACAGTAGATTATTCAACTGGAAAAATTGTTATCAACAGTATCTTCTTTACGGAGACAGATAATGCAGATAACTCTATTAACTTTACCGTAGTCCCAAGTAGTTCGGATGTGGTCGCAACGAGAGGCGCTCTCATTGATATCGACCAACAGTCTATTTCGGTCAAAGGTGAAGTTGACACCATCGCAAGTGGTGAATCAAGTGCTGGAGTTGGTTATCAATCCACATCTAGTGCTTCTTATTAATGAAATAAGTGATTCAAGACGGTAGGTTCCGTGCTTGAAGTAGCATCCCATTAACTTGGTTTTTATAGGAGTAAACTAAAATGGCAGATAAAAAAATTAGTGCATTAACAGCGGTAGCAGATTCTGAAATCGGTGCTGATGACTTACTACATATTGTAGATAACCCTGGCGGAACACCCGTCAACAAAAAGATGACTATCGGTCAACTTTTTGAAAACATTCCAACTCACCTTGCAGTAGATGACATTACAACATTAACTGCAACTGCAAGTAACCTTGCATCTTCTTTTGCAACTGCAATTGATGGTTCAGGTTTCTCAGGTTCAGTTACTTTCACATTAGATGATGGAACTGATACTGGTCAGTTGAAAGCAATTTGGATGAAAGATAGAGGAAGTTATGACGCTGTTGTGAATGTCACAAGTTCATACGAATCACACTTATCATCAATCACCTTCAATACACAAGGTGATGCTTGTATCCTTATGTGGGATGGAAGTGGATGGTTTGTCCTTTCAAACTATGGTGCAACGGTAGCATAATATGCATAAAGATTCAGAAAGTCTTCAAGATAGACTAGGAACGATTCTTCCCGATTTTATTCGTGAAGAAGCGCCTGTCTTTGAGTCTTTTCTGAATGCATATACCGAATACTTAGAGTCAGAAATAATCACTCTTGAATCTCAAGAGACGATTGATACTCTATTATTAGAAGATGGTGTTAGTTCCATGGTATTGGAAACTAGCACCGTCTCACCTTCACCCGACCAAGACTCTTCAAGAATTGCATTCGAATCAACAGTTACTAATACCAATCAAACTGCATCACCTTTTACAGAGGGTGAATATATTGTTGGTAGTAAATCGAAGTCAGTTGCGAAGATTAATGTTATACACGGAAACACCTTACACATATCTTCCGTATTAGGTGAAGGATTCTCTAGTGGTGAAAAGATTACTGGTAGAGAGTCGAATCAAATAGGTGTTATTGGTTCATACAAACAAAATGCTTTAGAAGCAAACAACAGATTACTACAAACTTCAGATATTGATACAACGTCTGAAGAGTTTTTACAGTATTTCCAAAATGACTTTATCCCTTCATTGGATATTGGTGATACTGCAAACAAAAGATTAACAATCAAACACATTAAAGACCTTTATCAAAATAAAGGAACTGCAGACTCAGTAAAATTCTTAATGAAATTACTGTATGGTCAAGATGCAGAAGTAAGATATCCCGACAACGAAACAATCTATGTTTCTGAATCAGATTATAATGAAGTCAGAAGGGTTCGAGTTCAAGTAACTTCAGGCCCACCAGTTGCAACAGATAGAATGATTCAATTTAGGCCTGGTAGTTCTACAATTATAGATGCAGAAGCAGTTGTAGAGAATGTATTCGTTGATTCAGTTTCAGAAAAAAGATATTCATTAGAAATTACAGAGAATCATATTGGAACTTTCACTGAAGGAAGTGAAGTTACGTTTATCGATAGAGACGGTTTAACAGAATACAAAGGAACACTTATAGGTGTTATCAATGGAGTGTCAAATGACTCTTCAGCAACATACGTTGCACACGATGATGACGGAGATATTCTTTTAGAAAATAATTTCTTAACTGGAACACTTACACTTACAACAGATTCAACAACATTATCAGGTTCAGGAAGTAAGTTCTTATCAGAAGTATCAGAAGGTGATATATTAACTTATGTTGTATCAGATACAACTTATACAGTTACAGTAAATAAAATTTTAAGTGATGATGAAATCACATTGACTGCAAATCCTTCAGTTGCATTGTCGGGTGAAAACCTATTACAAAGTGCAAATCATGGTGGCGGTCTTCTTTTAGAATATGCATCACTTGGTTCTCTATACTCTTTTAATGATAACATAAATTTCCAAGGAAGTAAAGAGGACATCGCAAATAATTCTACAGAAAATTGTAGAACAAGAGTTGACGGATTATCAAAAGGTGAAGTTCAACACATCTATATCGAAGATGGTGGACAAAACTATGAGGCAGGAGATTTAATTGTCTTTGATAATGACGGAACCAGTGGTGGTGGTGCAGAAGCAATCATTGGTGCTGTTGGTGATGAGGCATTACTCGAAGCACAAACACAATTTGGTCACTATGAATTCGATGGTGTCAATGGTCAATCACTTTATGGTGGGCCTGGAGTTAGAGATAAGTTCGGTCAACTTATAATTTTTAATGATAATGAATTAAAAGTTTTCGTAGACGGAATTTTACAAACTCCTTCAACTTCTTATAGTGTAGGTGATTACACTTCAAAAAATGACAGGGTAACATTTACAAATGCATTGTCGGGTGGAGAACGTGTAGAGTTCTTTACAGATTTCAATAGACTTGTATATGAGAATGATGACCCTCTTGCATTAGAAACTACTGTAGGAAACATTAGAAGTGTTAAAATACTAAACGGTGGTGGAGGATATACACAAGTTCCTAAAGTAAATCCAGGCGGATTCTTATATCTTGCAGATGTATCAGGATTCCAAGAAGATGAAGTTGTTCAAGGACAAGACTCAAATGCAACTGCTACTATCATTCGTGTCGAATCAGATAAGAGTAGATTAGTTGTAAAAAGATTAGATACAGATACAGGTGCTTTCCAACAAACTGAAACAATCGTTGGTCAGACATCCACCACAACAAGAGCATTATTACAAGCAAATGTATCTAGTGGAACAGGTGCAAAACTATTTGCATATTCAGATAACATTGGTGGTGTAAGGTCTGTAAACATTTACAATCAAGGTAGTAAATTCACAATGAACGGTATTGTTTCAAGTGACTCTTACTATCCTATGTTGATTACAACTCCAACGTCAACACCTTTTAAAGGTTTGACACTCACTGGCGAGGTCTCAGGGACTACTGCAGAGGTTTTAAGATACGATGCAGACAGACACATCATGACTTACACAAACCTACAGGGTTGTTTCCTTGAAGGTGAAAATGTTAAGTTTAATACAAATGATAACTTTGATGTTCTTAAAAATAATCCTTACAACGCAAGAGGTCAGTTCGGTGGTGAGGGTAAAATGCAAGAACAATTTGTCACCGACAAAGGTGCATTGAATGCTCAATCAGCACATTTACAAGATAGTTCGTATTATCAAACACACTCCTATGTTGTAAAAGTAGGTGAGTCTATTAACAAGTATAGGTCTATACTGAAAGATTTGATTCACCCTGCTGGACATGTATTCTTTGGTGAGGTTGGTATCACTAACTCTATCAATACAGTTGTAGAGAATCAGATATCAAGTATTAAAACAGTTATCTTTATATTAGAACCAGTTCTAAACACTGGGCCTGATGCATTCTCTAACTCATGGAGAACATGGATTCTTCATGCAGATATGACATCAACAGGGCCTGAAGGTGGATTCGCACTCTTATCATTAGATGAAGCAGGTCAACCAACTGCAAATACAGACCCAAGAACGGGTGGTTCAATTACAGAACCAAGAACAGAGTATGGTGATTCATCACATAGAAACAGACACGTTAATATTATTAAGATACAGTCTTTTGATGAGACACCTATCAACACTCCTATTGCAAGGGGTGAAGTAAGAAGTATCGGTTCAGTCAATTTAAGAGATACAGACGAAGTATTAGATTATCATAATAGAAAATTCATCGCAGCAGACCAAGGTAAGATACAATATGGTTATTCACCAGTCGATGAGAAACTTATTTTAGAAGATGGTGGTCTAATTCAGTTGGAAGATGAGATATGTTTACTAAGAGGTGAACCTAGAATCAACGCAGAGGTCAAAGGTGTGTTTGGTGACTTCTTTGAAATGGAAGATGGTGAGTCTGTAAGATTAGAATCAGCAACAACAGACGAAGAGATATTCTATTTTGTAACTGAAAACTCAATCGAAGTAAATGATAAATTCGTTTTATTTGAAAACGGAGATAGATTAATTGCAGAAGATGGAAGTCCTATCGTTGACGAACATAGTTCAGAGAACTCAAACGCAAGTTATGCTCCTCTTGGGTCTACTAAGAAGAGTCTAAATATAATACAGAATCAAAACACATACAGAATATCATATTACCTCAAAGATGAAACAGATGAGGATGATATTTTGATGGAAGATGGTTATGGAAGCATTCTAAGTGAAGAATCCATACCTGAAGGAATAAGAATTTACGATTTAAACGATATGTATCCGAAGAGATACATACCAACTTTTGAAACACATGCGAATCAAAGAACAAATTTTGCATTTAGTTCTTACATTAAGTCTGCATAGTGTTATAAATAGTATATAAATATCTGAGGAGATAAATTAAAATGGCAGCAATCATAACAGAGAAGTTTCGAACTCACAATGCGAAACAATTCAGAGAGGACTTTGGTGAATCCGCTTCATCAACGTATATTTTTATAGGAAGGTCTTATCCATGGACGGATGACACTTCACCCCCAACACCAGTAAACGGTGTTAGTGAGGAAATGGATGCATTTTCAGACATGCTTTCACTTAAGAAAGTAGGTATTTCTGATGTATCACATGGTATCACAAGATATGACTGGACTTCAGGTCAAACATATGACGAATACGGTCATGATATCAGTGCATCTAACACTTCAACAGGAAACAGTTCAAACAATTTATGGGATGCAAGGTTCTATGTAATGACAGATGACTATAACGTCTATAAATGTCTTAGAACTGGTAGAGATTCAAACGGTGCAACAGTTGAATCAACTGTTAAACCAACAGGAACAAGTGCAACAGACTTAGTTTATACTTCAGATACAGGCGCTGCCAACGGTTATATTTGGAAGTATATGTTCTCTGTTTCTGCATCAGATACAATTAAATACGTTACCTCAGACTTTATCCCAGTTAAAACATTGGGTGCAAAAACAGGAGTTGGTGGTTCAGGAACTAACGGTGAGTTAGGTTCTTCTGCAACTAACGATGGTTCTGCTCAGTGGGATGTAGAGAATTCTGCAGTTGACGGTGCAATTTATCACGTTAGAGTTTCTAACGGTGGTTCAGGTTACACTAACGGAACATACACTGGAGTTGTAGTGGACGGAGATGGTTCAGGTGCAACTTGTGAGGTTGTTGTCGGTGGTGGTTCTGTTACTTCAGTATCAATGACTGCTGGTGGTTCACCTGCTTATGGTTCAGGTTACAGACGTGCATCAATTGATATCGATAGTATCTCAGGAATCGGTAGTGGTTCAAACGCAGTAGTTGTTCCAGTAATTTCACCTATGAATGGACATGGTGCTGACGCAGTTGAAGAACTAGGTGGAAACTATGTAATCGTTAACTCAAGATTCGAGTTCAACGAAGGTTCAGGTGACTTCCCAACAGATAATGATTTCAGAAGAATTGGTCTATTACAAGACCCATTCACAGCAGGAACAACAACAGTTGCAACAGGAACAACTCTTTCGGCAGTAAGTCAAATGACACTATCAAACGTTTCAGGTTTATCAGTAGATGATACTGTAATGGATGCATCTTCAAACGGTGATTCAGTTGCAGTAGGTATCATTACTTCAATCAACGGAAACGTAGTATCGTTTTTACCACAGGCAAACAGTGGTGGTGAGTATGTAAACTTCTCAAGTGGAACTGCTTACAAAAATGGTGTCTCAATTGGAACAATTAACTCAGTAAGTGCTTCTTTCCCTGAAGTGGAAAGATTTACTGGTAACATGTTGTATCTTGAGAACAGAGGTGCTGTAACACGTGCTTCAGACCAAATTGAAGATATTAAACTAATTATCGAAATGTAATATTGGGGACAATTATGTCCCCTAAAACAGGTTAAGGAATTATGCCAGAGAAAACTGATTTAAACATATCACCATATTACGATGACTTCTCGGAAGATAAGAAATTTCAAAAAGTTCTTTTTAGGGCAGGTCGTCCTTTACAATCTAGAGAATTAACTCAGACTCAATCTATTTTACAAAACCAAATAGAAAGATTTGGTTCACATATTTTTGAGGAGGGTTCATTAGTAACTGGTGCTGAATCAGACATAGACATGGAAATGTATTATGTCAAGTGTAAAAGTGCGAATCCAAACTCAGCAGGTGATTCTTCAGTAGAGTCTTACAGAACATCATTCCACCAAAAATTTATTCAAGGTAAATCTTCAGGTGTTGTTGCACAAGTATTCAACTCATCTGCAGAAACTTCAGATGATAAGTTAACACTATTTGTTAAATTCCTATCTCAAGGAACAGATTCAGCAAACTCATCAGTATTCTATGGTAACGAAGATTTAAGAGAGGTTACACTTGGTGAAGATGGAACAATTACACCAGTCAGTGGTAACAATAATGAGTTTACAGTTGAAGTAACTACAGAAAGACCAATTGGTCGTGCTTCTATTGCAAGTATAACAGAAGGTGTTGTCTTTGTTAGAGGATTCTTTTGTAAGGTTGATGAACAAACATTAATTTTAGAAAAGTATTCAGGTAAACCTTCTTATAGAGTTGGTTTAGAAATCTCAGAATCACTTATATCTTCTGCAGACGACTCATCTCTATTAGATAATTCACAAGGAACAACAAACGAGAATGCTGCTGGTGCTGACAGACTTAAAATGGGTCTTACACTTGCAAAATATACTCTAGACTCAACAGAAGATACAGACTTTATTGAACTTGCAAGAGTTAACAAAGGTATCTTAGAAGTTAAAATTAGTAAACCTATGTATTCTGAAATTCAGAATGCAATGGCAAGAAGAACATTTGATGCGAATGGTGATTTTGTATTAAGACAATATACACATTCAATCAGAGACCATTTAGATACAGGTATTAATAGAGGTTTCTATTCCCTTGCAAATGGTGGAGATGAATCCAAGTTTGTATTCCAAGTATCGCCTGGTAAAGCATATGTTAAAGGTTTTGAAATTGATAAAGTAGGAACTACTAACTTATCAATAAACAAAGCAAGGTCAACACAATCACTTGCAAATACAAATACACCAGTTAGACTAGGTAATAAATTAAAAGTTAAAAATACACACTCATTCCCTGAGTTTGGAAATGAGACAGGCCCAACACCACATAACGAAATCTATCTTTTAGATTCAACTCCAACAAGTGGAACAGTTCCAACAAGTGGACGTATCGGTGTTGCACGTGCAAGAAGTGTTGATTTAGAAACTGGTTCTGTATCAAGTGGTATCTTTGCAGACTCATCAGTATTCAACGTATACCTATTTGATATCAAAATGTATACAAAATTATCAGGAACAGTAAGTGGAATATTTACTGCTGGAGATAAACTTGTAAGTAATTCAGGTGCAACTGGTATTATTGCAGAAACAGTAAACAGTGGTTCTACAATATTAGTATATGATGTTGTCGGAACATTTGGAAGTGGAGATACAATTACAACTGAAGGTGCAACCTCAGGGACAACAACACTAACTGCAGTTAGAAATTACAATATTGACCGTGCAAGAGGTGTTGCACAAAATGCTACATCATCTTCAAACGAAGACTTTACTGCAGATGTTGTTCTAGATTCAGATAAAGTTCTAACTGGAACAGTCACCATCGGAACTAATACATCTGTTACAGGTTTCGCAACTCAGTTTACAAAAGAATTAAAAGAAGGTGACGTGATAGTAGACGGTGGAGGAACAGAAAGAATAGTTTCTTCAGTAACAAGTGATACAGCATTAACATTAACTTCAAATGGTTCTGTTGCATTTACAGGTAACGCAGTTAGAAGACGTGCAAGATTAATTGACCAAGACCAAACTGCATCTATCTTCGCATGGCCAAGAGACTATGTTAAGACACATAGTGGTGACTTTGTAACAGTTAAAAGACAAGAGATTGTAACAGTAACATCAAACGCATTCTCATTATCAACAGGTGATGATGCAACATTCGGTGACAGAAGCACTGATAATTTTAACATTGCATGTATCAAACAAGATTCAGGAAATACTGCTGGAACATCTTTTGCAGAAGGTGACTTAATCGATGTAACAACATTAAGTGGAACACCTGCTTCTTCAGGTAGTGGTCAGACATTATCATTGACTGTTCCTGCTGATAACAATGATGCAAAACTATTAGTATCATATACTGTTCAGAAGAATACAACAAGTTTAACAACACAAACATCAAGACAAAAGACACTTAACCAATCAAGATTATTACAAGTAGGAAGTGCAAGAAGTGCTGGTGGTTTCTACGGAACTGCATACAATGATAAAGAAATATCATTAGGTGTTGCAGATGTATTTAAAATTCATGGAATTTATGAAGGTGTTGGTGGTGCTGACCCATTACCAGCAAGTGCAACCTTTACAGTAAGTTCAGGTTCATTCTCAGTTCATGAAATTGTCAAAGGACAAACATCAGGTGCAAGGGCAAAACTAATCACTTCAGGTGGTTCAACATATTACTACTATTACATTAGTGGAACATTTACAGATGGTGAATCAGTGGTTGGTGAAACCAACTCAGGTGTTGCAACACTTTCAAACATTGCAGTAGGTTCACCCAATATCAAAAACAACTTTACCTTTGATGATGGTCAAAGAGATGGTTACTATGACTTATGTAAACTAGTAAGAAAGACTGGAGTTCCAACACCAACAGGTAAACTCTTAATTCTATTTGATTACTTCACATCTAGTGCTGGTGATTACTTTGATGTTGAATCATATTCATCAATCGACTATGGTGATATCCCAGTATACTCTCCAAACAGAGTAGACTTAGGTGGATTAGAACCCGATGGAACATTTGAATTATCAGATGCAGTTGACTGTAGACCAGTTGTCGCAGACATAATTGGAACATCAGGTTTTGAATCAGCAACTATGAATCCAACTTCACCAGTTGATATATCAGATTCGCTTTCAGGTGGTATTACTGTATCTCCTTTCAAATATGAAAGTAGAGATTTCTCAAGTTCGAATGGTGCTGTTGCACAAGACACACCAGTGCCTGGAAGTAGTATAGTAGGTGATATCAGTTTTTATGTTGGAAGAATCGACAAAGTGTTCTTACACAAATCAGGTGCATTCCAAATATCTTCAGGTATACCTTCATTAACACCAACAAAACCAAACGCAGTTGATGAAGCAATAGAATTATTTGAACTTAAAATACCTGCTTATACAAACAAGTTAAAAGATATTAGAGTCAGGTCACAAGACCATAGAAGATTTACAATGAAAGACATCGGTAAGATTAATAACCGTGTCACAAACTTAGAAAGAATTACATCTTTATCTTTATTAGAAAGAGATACACAAACAAAACAGGTTTTAGATGCTGATGGTTTCGATAGATTCAAGTCAGGTTTCTTAGTAGATAATTTCAGAGGACATAGAGTTGGTGATGTAAACCATCCCGATTATCAAGTTGCAATCGACACAAAACTTGGTGCAATGAGACCTAAGTCTTATTCTCAATTCTTTGATATTGAGTTTAACTCTGCATTATCTCAAAACTTCCAAAAGACTGGAGACTTAATTACTTTACCATATGACCAAGTAACATATGTAAATCAAGATAAGGCATCAAGACATATCAATGTCAACCCGTATCACGTATTTAACTTCTTTGGAACAGTTAAATTAACACCTGAGAATGATATATGGAATGACTCAGAACAATTACCTGAAGTTAGAATCAACAGAGAAGGTAACTTTGATGCAGTTCTTGCTGAGAATACAAACTCATTAGGAACAGTTTGGAACTCATGGCAAACAACATGGGCAGGGGAACCTAACGTAGTATCAACAGAAGTTCAAGCAACTTCTAACGGTTCATGGAGTGGAGACCCAACACAAGGTGGTGAATGGACTTCAGGTATACAAGTATCAAGAGAAGTCACTGAAACTGTAGAGACACAAACAAGAACAGGTGTAACAACAAGTGTTGTAGAAGACTTCGTAGAAACAAGAAACGATAGAGTTGTATCCGTATCAATTATACCGTTCATGAGAGCAAGAACAATTGAGATTGATGCGACTAACTTAAAACCAGGCACAAACCATTACTTCTTCTTTGACGGAATAAATGTAAATGCATTCGTAAGACCTTATAACACAACTTATTCACAAGATGGTGGAACAACAGTTTCATCAAATCTTAAATCAGATGGTAATGGTAGACTAAGAGGTTACTTCGATTTACCTAATAATAACTCACAAAGATTTGCAACTGGTCAAAGAGAACTAAGAATTACATCTTCATTCTATGACTTGTCAAATCCAAATTCACAAGCATCAGGTGTTTATCAGGCACAAGGTCTATTACAATCTAATCAAACAGAAATTACTTCTACAAGAAACGGTAGAGTAATTATGGAAAGAATATCAGGTCAGAGGGACTTTATCAGAAGAGGTGAGAGAATGAACGCAGAAGAGTTCGATATTATCGCACCTGAAATAATAATGCCACCTCCACCGATTCCAAATATTCCAATTCCGATAAACGTTGCTGCTATTGAAGAACCAATATTTGAGGCACCTGATATACCTATCGATACAATTGAATTACCTTTCGTTCCACCGATAGCGCCTGTATTACCACCGCCACCACCTCCAAGGTTACCGATACCTGAGCCAGAACCTCCTATATTTGCACCTACAGCATTGGGTAGTGCTCCTGTAATGTTTGATAGAGAATTAAGAAGATTTAATTTCATTGATATTTCAGATAGAGGTTGGGGTGACCCACTTGCACAATCATTTATTGTAGAAAAGTCAGGTGGTATGTTCATGACATCTATAGACCTATACTTCCAAGCAAAAGATGGAACACTACCAGTGTCCATCGAAGTTAGAACTATGGATAACGGATATCCAGGCAAGACAATCTTACCGTTCTCAACAGTTACTAAGAACCCATCAGAAGTGAATGTATCACAAGACGGTTCAGTTGCAACTACATTTACATTCGATTCACCAGTTTATGTTGAAGAAAATGTTGAATATGCATTCGTAGTATATTCAAACTCAAACAATTATGAGTGTTGGATTTCTAGAATGGGTGAGAAAGACCTTGCAACACAACAAACAATTTCAGGACAACCATATGCTGGTTCTTTATTCTTGTCTCAGAATGCTTCCACATGGACTGCAACACAAGAAGATGACTTGAAGTTCCACATGAAACATGCACAATTTGATACTTCAAAACAACCAAAACTTACTTTTGAAAATAAATCATTACCAGTTGCAGACTTACAAGATAATCCAATCGAGACATTCGATGGTCAAACATATGTGAAAGTATATAATTACTTCCACGGAATGTATACTGAAAATTCACAAGTCGTAATTGATGGTGTAACTGGTGATAAATTAAATGGTGTATTAACAATAGGAACACCTAGTGTAAGTTCAACACCAAATGACGGAACATATAATCTATCAGGAGATGGATTAGATGTGGGTAATGGTTCAGGTGCAAATATTAAAGTAGTAGTCACAAATAGTGGAACAGATATTGTTGCAACTATTACAGACCCAGGCAGTGGTTATTCGACTTCTGATACGTTGACTTACTCAAACTTTGATGGTGGAAGTTCAGACTTAACACTTGCAATTGATTCAGTAGGAGATACACTTGGTGGTATTCCAGTAAGTGCAATCAACAGTTCATATACTGGTTCAGGAACAAATCTATCAAATATAGATATTGATTCATTTACAGTAACGCCTGATTTAACATCATTCGATTTAGATTCATCATACACTGCAAACGATAACGTATTGGGTGGTGGTGACAGTGCAACATGTTCTAGAAACTATTACTTCGATACACTTCACACTATGATTCCAAATTTAACTTTTGCAATGACTAGAATAAGTGGAAACGTATTGATGACACCTATGAATTCGCCTGAAGGTTATTCAAATAGAACTGCATACAGTAAGAGAACTAGTAACGAATTTATCACATTGAATGATAACGTATTCTTTGATTCATCACACGTTATTGCTTCTGCAACTAACGAAGGTGCATCACACTTACTACAGTCAGAAAAATCAATGACAACAATATTACAGTTAATGTCAGTGAATCCAAACGTGTCACCAGTTATCGATATCGCAACTATTGGTGCGATTGCAATCGGAAACAGATTAAATAAAATTGATTCATCAAGTGACGTTGTTACAGGAACTACATATGTTCCATCAACAGAAGCAGACGGTGATAACAACGTAATGGTGTATTGCACAAGAAAAGTTAACTTGAAGACACCTGCTTCATCTATTAAAGTGATTGCAGATGTGTTTAGACCACCTACAACAGAAGTAGAGTTCATGTATAAAGTATTAGAAAACGATATCTCAACATCTTTTGATGACATAGATTGGAAATACTTTAATACAGATGGTTCACCCGATACAACAATAGAAGCAGATGCAAGAAACTTTAAGGAATATGAATTTACAGTAGAAGACTTACCTGAATTCACTGCTTTCGCAGTTAAGATTGTAGGTAAAGGAACCAATACTGCAGTCGTTCCTTCGGTATCTGCATTGAGATGTATAGGACTTGCATAATGTCAGAGTATGTTAAGGTGGAAGGACATTCATCATTATTAAGAGATGAAGAATCCACTGCAATAGTTTCAACAGATATAAATGCATGGAGACTACAAAGAAGAAGAAAAGAAGTATTTAAGTCTCAGGTGAATGAGATAAATAACTTAAAGGAAGAAATTTCCGAAATAAAATTAATGTTAAACACTATATTAGAGAAAGTTCATGGCTAAAACAGTAGACCAATATTCAACATTAGAACAATTCAGAACTAGGTATAATGACCTTGCAAATGATGTCGGCGATATCAGTGGTCTTAGAACTGAAAATCAAGAGACTATTGTTGATGCAGTTAATAGTTTAGAAGATAAATCTTTCTTCTTCCAAGAATTTATATTTACTGCATCTGCTAGTCAAACATCGTTTAGTGGTGCTGATGGTTTTGGAAACACTATGTCTTTCAGAACAAAAAGAGTTCAAGTGTATCTAAATGATAAACACTTAGTTGCAGATACAGACTTTTCTATTGGTGGATTCGGAGTTGTAAGTGGGAACACATATAGTTCACTTACACTTATAGGTTCGTATTCAGGTGGTGCAAGTGCTGGTGATAAACTTAGTGTATATGCATACACTGGTTCTTACTTAGGTGTAGTTGACACTGGTGCTGTATCAGGATTCTTTACTAACACTGCTGCACAATCCATCTATAATACAAACGATAGTGGTATAATATTAAATGGTGATGGAAGTAACAGAACAACTGCATTATCAGATTCGTCTAATTTTAATATTGAACTTGCTGGTAACACACTTGCAGATGGTAATTTAAAACTTAATACGGGTGGAACATTTACTGCTCCAACAATTACAGATGGAACTTTATCTATCAACTCAGGAACTATTAGTTCAGGTGTTGCGGCAACATTCAGTGGTGCTGTAACTGGTGGAAGTTTAACAGATGGAACTGCAACTATTACAGGTGGAACAGGAACAGGATTTAGTTCAATCACCTCTACATCATTTACTGGTAACCTCACTGGAAATGTCACTGGTGACCTCACTGGAGATGTCACGGGGACAGTTTCAAGTATTGCAAACCATGATACAGGAGACTTGACAGAAGGCAGTAATTTGTATTATACTGATGCAAGGGTAGACTCAAGAATGAGTGGTAAAGATTTAAACTTCTTTGATGATGTTAATTATACCACAACTCCAACAGCAGGTCAAATTCTAGTATGGGATAACGCAAATCAGTATTGGGAACCTGCTGACAATTCAACAACCTCAGATAGTATCACTGAAGGTTCAAACAATTTATATTTCACTAACGAAAGAGTTGACGATAGAGTCAGTGCATTAATCGTTGGTGGAACTGGTATCACTGCAACTTATAACGACTCTGCTGGAACATTAACACTAGATGGTTCTGCTCAATACGGAGACTCAGATGTTCAATCATATTTGAGTGGTGGTGACGGTTTAACATTAAGTGGTTCAGGAAGTTTTTCTGTAAATACATCTAACGGAGTTAAAACCGATAGTGACAATGTAGTTCTTGATTATGAAATAGTATCTTCTGCACCTTCAAGTGCTGGTTCTACATCGACTGGTCACTTATGGTTTGTAGTATGATATGTCTGATGAAATCTATGTAAATATAGGAACTACGTTCCAACAACCATACCAAGCACAACAACCTGCTATTGGTCAAACGCCTGCAAACGTTCAAGCAACAAGACAAGCGATTGCAAATGCACAAACACCTTTTACATATCAGAACAGACAACCTTCGACTTATAGAAATCCAGTAAACGCACAAAGTCCGTATATTGCAAATGCACAACAACCGTATCCACATCCAGTGAATGCGAACTATCCGTTCATTGCAAATGCACAAACACCTTATCCGTATATTGCGAATAGTCAAACACCTTATATTGCACAGGCAAGACAACCTTCGACTTATGCAAGACAAGGTAGGTCACCTTTTACATACGCAAGACAAGGTCAAAGTCCATTTACATATCAGGCACAAAGTCCATTTACATATAATAGTAGACAACCTGTAATATATCAGGTAACTTATCAACACCCTGCTACATATCAGGCAAGACAACCTGCTGCTTATAGAAACCCTGTTGGTTATCGTGTTCCATATATCGCAAATGCTCAGTATACTGCTCAACAACCAGCAAACAAACAAAGTCCATATATTGCAAATAGACAAACTCCATATGAAGCATCTGCTCAACAAACAGCAACATATATTGCAAGTGTCCCATCCACTTACACATATGATTTAGAATTTTACACTTTATCAGGAATAATGTCTTTATATTCAGCAAGTGGATATGCATATTACATAGGATTTACTGATGGTGTTCCTTATGGTAATCCAGCAGGATTAGGTAGTTCACCACAATCACCAACTCTTGGAGCTTTATTCAGTGGTTCAAATGCAATAATGGTAGGGAAAAATGGGCCATCATATTCTGCAATGATAGCTTCTAATTGGAGTGTTTTCCTTGCATCGCCAGGAGGGCCAATGCCATTGGTAGATGCTGGATTTACTAAGGTTAAAATCAGTTCACCTAATTTATCAGAAACAGCATTTCCATTAGCGACATATTCAAATGCATCTCATAGTATGAGTTTTCCAGCACCAACATGGGTAACAACAGGGTCTAGCCCCTTCAACCCAACTGGTGGTGATTTTACAATTAAATTTATTAAGTAGGAGGTAGAGAATGGCAATAGGACAAAAACAAACACCATATCCTGCTACTTATCAGCATCCAGTGATATATCAAAATCAGATACCTTCTACGTATCAGAATAGACAACCAGTGATATATCAACATACGTATCAACATCCGACTACATATCAGGCAAGACAACCTGCTGGATATAGAAACCCAGTATCGTATAGGGTTCCTTACATTGCAAGTTATCAGATAACTTCTCAACAACCAGCAAGTTATCAATCACCATATATTGCGAATGCAAGACAACCGTATCCTGCTAATGCTCAACAACCGTATCCGTATATTGCGAATGCACAACAACCGTATCCGTATATAGCAAATGCACAGGCACCGTTCACATATCAAAATAGACAACCTAATACGTATGCAAGACAAGGACAACAACCGTCAACCTATCAACATCAGGCACCTTATACACGTCAGGTAACTGGTAGAACACCGTTTACGTATCAAAACAGACAACCAGTTATATATCAGAATCCAGTTAATAGACAGACACCGTATATTGCACAAGCAAGACAACCTTCGATATATCAAAACCCTTATCAGGTTCCTTACACTATTGCACAACCTTATACATATCAGGCAAGACAACCT